TCATAATTGATTTCCTTCATATGATACTTTGCTACGTTGCAGTTTTCCTGTAGAGGTATACGGTAAATTCTCTACTTGATAGAAGGCTTTAGGCACTTTATATTTTGCTAAATTCTGTTGAAAATGGTTTAACAATTCTTCTCTATTGACTTCATTTTCAGAAACAAAATAAAGCACAGGAATTTGTCCCCAAGTATCATCAGCAACACCTACACATACTGCATCAGAAATTTCATTAAATTGTTTTGCAACTGTTTCTATTTGGTATGGATAAATGTTCTCTCCCCCACTTATAATTAAATCTTTACGACGATCATAAACCATTACGAAACCTTCTTCATCTATCTCAGCAATATCTCCAGTTTTGAAAAAGCCATCTTCAAATGTATTAGTCAAATTCTCAGGATACAAGTAACCATTCATCACATTTTCACCTTTGATAAGAAGTTCACCATGACCATCTTGATTAAGATTCTTAATTTTTACTTTTACATTATCACTCGGTTTACCAACTGTATCATGTTTTTGAGCTAACATTTCAGGTGAAGCTGTTAGAAATTGAGAACATGTTTCTGTCATACCGAAAGAGTTATAAATTGGTAACTGATTGGCAAGTGCTTGCTCTATCAGATTAGAAGAGAGTTTTGCTCCTCCAAGTAAAATTTTTTCTATTGAGAATGGTTGTGTAAGACCACCATCCATCAACCATTTTAATGTTTGAGGAACAAGTGAGACATGCGTCATGTTTTCATCTTTAATAATATGAAGCATCTTATTGGTATTAAATTTACCAACTAAGCGAACTGTGAATCCCTCAATGACTGATCTTAAAATAACGCTCAGACCAGAAATATGATAAATAGGTAAAACTGATAGCCACTTTGTATGTTGATCAAATCCTAAACTTTGTTTACAACCTGTGGCACTTGCTAAATGATTATGGAACGTTTGTGGCACAGCTTTCTGTGGGCCTGTCGTTCCAGAAGTGAACATAATAGATGCGATATCTTCAAGATTAAATTGTTTAGATTGGAGTTGTTGAGGTGCTAAATTTCTAAGACCTTCAATGTTGTATAATTTAAAATCCTCCATTGTTAGAGGCATCGTATGTAATATGGTATCAACACGAACTGATTTCATCTGATTTCTCATTTCTTGCTCAGTTAAACGCGTGTTGAGCATCGCTATTTCGATTTGAGCAATCCAACAAGCATGTATAAGAATGACCGAATCTAAATCATTTTTAATAAATAAACCTACTCTTTTCTTATGAAGTGACTGAATGTAGCGTGCCAAATCATAAGCATTCTCATATAGCTCACTAAACGTTAATGATTGTTCATCAGTGGCCACTGCAATTTTATCTTTATTTAATTGTGATTGTTCTTTTAACCAATAACCCACAACGCATTCCTCCATAATTAAATACAATACTCATTATAACGATTCACTTCATAATTATCAGTACTTTAGCTTGAAAATATATAGGGGTTAGCACGTTATTTTAGATAAACATATATTAATTATACCTTTATAAATGTTATAATATTAAATAAGATTTACTATGTTGAATTAATATATAAATATATATTTAAAATAAATTCATACAGATAAAAGGAGGAACTCATATATGGTAACGTTTGTAATGATTTTTCTTTTTGTTTACTCGCTTGTTATAACAATGATGTATTTTAATAAAGATAAGAAATGATGTTCCCTGTCGCCACAGAAAGTGATTCTTAATAAAAGAATTTGAGAACAAAGAAGATTAAGAAGTAGTTAAATATTTAAATGAGATTTTCTTGTGACTAAATTAGAAAATGTTGTGACTATAATAAAGCTTAATTAGCATACTCATAGTCACAATTTGACTAAAAATTTAAAACGAATAAAAACTATTCAGAAGTAGAATTTTACAAAACACATCCAAAGTGTTGATACAAAAGGATTTAAAAGAATGCAAAAAATTAACGCTTATAATGGATTTAAACCATTATAAGCGTTTGTACGGAGAGTGAGGGATAAATATAATTTTCTAAATAACTGTAAAAAGGCTTAACTACAGTGTTTTTAGAGATTTATTTTAAGACTAAACCTAAATAAGTATAATTATTTTGACACGTATTTGACACGTGACATTACCATTTACTATATATTTTACAAAAATTACATTTAAAATATATTCTTTTATGATAAGATGAATTTGGGAATGTTTATTGGGAGACTTTATTAAATAGAAGGAAATATTTTGAAAAAGTCTACTAAATTTACTGTTGCTTTATTATCAAGTATTTTAATTGGTGAAGTTGGATTATATTCTGGAGGTCAAGTTAAAGCTGCTAAAGATATTGAACACAGCAACCAGCAATATAGAGAACAAAATACTAATTCTCAACAGTCTGAATCAGATATTTATATCGAAAATAAAGAAGCTATGAAAAAGGCTATTGAAGAAATTCCAGAATCAGAATTTAAAGATCCAAGAGTCAAACAACAAGCATTAGATAGCATAAATAAATCAGAACAACGCGGTAAAGCAACTATGTCTGCAAAATATGCAGCTAAGGCAATTAAAGCTTTAATGAAAAAAATGGGACAAAAAGCTTGGGATAAGATGATCGAAAAGATAGAAAAAAGTACTGGTCGCCAACTTGTAATGTTCCATTATAACTCAATTACAAAATTACTTAATTACTTAGTAAACTCACAAGACACTGCACAAACAGCTATTAGTAAGTTCTTAAGAAAAGAATGTGGTTTTAATAAAAACGTCGCTGATGGTGTTGCTCAAGCATTTGTTTTAATAGTATTGTAATAGAGGATGATTAAATGGATAACAATAATAAAGAAAATAATATGCCAAAATCCCAGCAAATCTTATTGGCGATTGTACTTATTTTAGTTACTTTAAATTTCTTTTTAGGTATGTTTATATTGCCATTATCTTCATTTACTTTAAGAACCTTACAATTTATTAATGTGATTATATTTGGCGTTTTTGTGTTTAGACAAGTGAAAAGAAAAGGTTTTTAAATCTTTCCCCTATCTTAGTTGATGGGGATTTTTAATATTGAAAAAACCACACTCAACGAGTGTGGCGGAATATAACTTTGAATGTAAGCAATATTGGAGCTGGGGAGCTCCTTAAATAAGGATACCACGTTTATGTAAATAAAACCACGCTCATATGAACATGGCTAGTAGAATATAGTATCTTAATTTAAAAGACGTTATCGTTAGGTATATTATAGCATAAAAAAGCCTACTGGAGAACGAATCGCCAGTAGGTAAAACTCCGCAACCACTACTATACTTTATATTCGCGACTATAAAATATAGCTTATATGGTTGTGTGCCATTTTTACGGTTTCTATCCCACCGTCAAAGTCATAGTCGTATCCATCCTTCAGACAAGAAGCGAGTCCGCAATGTCAGGAGATTTGTAAATATATTATAACCTAAAACTTATACATACACTCTATTTTACCACTGTCTAAGTTATAATTTTCATACATTTTATCACTTAGGTTATAGAAAAAACGATATAAAAATAAGGCAACCGTCAGCAACAGTTACCTCAAGTACACTCCGCAGATATGTACCGCAATTTCTATTTAATTATAACACTTTACAAGCGTATTCATATAGCTTTTCAGTAGTATTCAAAGTTAAATTGTCAACATCACGTTTACCTTGTCTTAATTGTGATAGTACGTATTGTGATATTCCAGTATCTTTGTAAATCTGATATCCTGTTACATCACTTTCGATCAATTCAATTATTTTTAATTTATAATCGCTCATATTATCTACGTCCATTCTTTTTGTCTAAATAATAAAAATGCGTTTTTCTTCCTATGAATAGTAACAATGGTAGGCTTAATATAAACAACGATAAATACATTTGTCCTGTCATAATTGAAAACCTCCAAATAATGTTATAATATATAAGTGTAAGGAGGAGCCCTAAGGCTCCAAACATAATTTTAATCTTTGTTGTTTGGCTTTCGGTCTAGGTAACCGAGGTGCCATTTTCTAAGTTGTTTTAACACTTCTGGAACTATCAGTACTGCCAATACTGGATGTTCTAGGAGTGTTTTTATTATGTCTAGCATGAGGCTTTTACCCCCTTACACATAATTTGTAAGTCATTAACTAACTTACAAATATAATTATACTAAACAACTGTTTATTATACAAGCATTTTACTTCTTTTTTTGCATAAAAAAATAGGGGCAGTCGCTAGGACTACCCTTGTATAATGACGTGGTAAGTTAATTATATCACAATTATTTAATTGTCCCCCACAACTTACCTAAGCTATCTGTATTTTTGTTCCATGTTCTTACTGGCAGCCATACATCTTTACCGTTGTTAGCTGTATAAGATACCCATACATAGCCATCTTGCTTACATACAGTGTCATAAGTAATGCTTTGACCTGCTTTTAATACACCAGATTGTGGGCATATAGTGAATGGTCCTACATATCTAGTTCTGATAGCTGTATTTGGTGTGAATGTGCCTCTTTCAGCTTTGTAGTATGTGCCGTATTGGTTTACTTTCCAGCCATTCATATTTTTGCGTGTCGCAGGTGTTGAGGCGCTACCTGGTTTATTGATTACAGTAGTAGAAACGGGTTGTTTGCCGTCCATATACTGACGAATTTGCTTAATGAAGTAATCTTTTAACTTCAATCTAGCTGCTTCTGTGATTGAGTTGTGCAATGGATCTAATCCAGTGTGTAACTTCATTGAACGATGAGGGCATGATGTTTGACTGAACTCATTGTGAAGTCTAACTGTATTACGGTTAGCCGGTAAGCCCCACTTTTTAAGTTTTTGCGCTGCGAAATAGAATACCATTTGTTCATTTTTTAAGAAATCACTATCGCTAGCATATAAAGATTGGCATACTTCTATACCATAAGTTTCAAAATTACCACTTCCAGGTTTTACTCCATCATTAACATGCCAACCTATTCTATCTTCAGAAATAGCTTCCCAAATTCCATCTCTAGTGATATAGGCGTGAGCAATCCCTTGAGCAAGTCTATCATAACCAGCGTTTACTAAGGTATTGTAATACTGTTTATAATTCATTGAACCTGCATCATTATGGATTACAATAGCTTTAGGTTTGTGACCTCTCTTATCCATCGTCCAACCTTTAATATGTTGCGTAAGTGTTGGAGTTGACTTCTTAGTCGTAGTTTTTGTTTGTTTAGGTGCTTCTTTAACTTTAGTAGTTAAAGTGTGTACCTCTTTAGCTACGGGTGGAACGATGAAATGTGTTAAGCCGTAGTAATTATCCCAACGTAATGTAGGTTTCTTATTCGCGTAACCATTCCAGTTTTGCTCAAGAATTTCAAATGAGTTTGTATTTCCTCCATCGTAAACCAAACCGATGTGACCGTATTGTGCATATGTGCCACTAGAAAATACGGCAATCCAACCTTTTTGAGGAACAGTTGAGGGTAGGTTTTCAATCACTTTCCAGCCTGTAGGGAATTTATTATTAGGGAAATCTTTCGCATTCCCCCACGCTCTGTATTGGTTGTCAGTTAACCAAAGAATATAATCAATAGGCAAGTCTGCGCATTGTGCATGATAGGCATGGTCTACGTCAATACAACCAGGCTCCATAGTACCAAAAGCAGGGTCGTAACTCGTCCATGTTTTTACTCTGTAAGGGCTATCTACAGTACCGTTTTTATAAGCGTTTAGACGTGCATTAATTTGAGATTGTGTTTTCATTATTCTTCTCCCTCCACTAAAGCTTTATCTGATGAATAGTCGTGTTCTTCTTCTGGTAATTCTGTGTAAGATGAGCCACCTGTAGCGTGGTCGACTTCTACTTCTTCACTGTCATCAGAAAAAGGCTCACTAGTGTCGTAAGTTTTAGGCGTTAGTGCGTTTGGTGGTTTAACATCGCTTTCAAACTGTACAGGGTGAGTATATTCGTTACGTGGTTTGTTTAATTCGAAGTCAATACCAGCGTCTGAAACTCCCTTAGTATTAGGGTTAGTTACAACACCTAAAGCTACGAGTAATGTAATAATACTCCCTAGAATACCACTGATTGTTTCAAGTTGACTTGATATATCTATACCAAATGCTTCGGTTACTTGTTTTGCAAATAATAAAATAGCACCTACTAAAGCTGTGAGTGTTGTTCCGTTTTTTAAACGTGTCATCCAATTAATTTTCAAAGGTTACATCTCCTTTATAGTAAAATAAAAGAGCCAACACTTTGTGTTAGCTCTTGATATATTCTATGCATGTGCTTTTTCTGGATCATATTCAACGCCAGTTAAAGATAAATATTCTTCTGGCGTTACAAACCCTCTTTTAACAAATAGCGCAAATTGTTCATTTGTATAAAAACCCATTTTGTAATATTTAACCCCGATATCATGCATTAGCATTTCCTCCTAACAATTGCATAGTTAAATCAGATATATCTTTTCTTACATCGTTTAGCTCTTCTTGTGTATTGATTAATTCAAGAGATAATTCCGCTATAATTTGATCTTTATGAATTTCTGTGTCCTGCTTAGGTGTTTCGACTTCTACTTGTTGTCTTTTCCATTCTTCATAAGGTGTGCCAACCCATTCACCACCGTCAAATTTAACTGGCCAATATAAATTGCTTGGTGGCATAATCTCTGTGTATAAATCTTCATCATACCCCTTTTTGCTTTCGTCTATAAGAAAGGGTTTTCCGTCAGTTTTTCTAAAAATTTGTATCATCTAAATGCCTCCTAAACCATGTACGTGAGATTAATCATATAGGTACTACCTGATTCAATAGCACCTACAGCTTTCATTGTTCCGTCACTTGCCAAATATGCTACTGCACTGCTAGTGCCTATTCTTTGATTTAATTTGTATTCAATATTCTTACCAGGAGAAATATCCGAAGGTAGTTGAGCAAAAACTGAACCAGTATTCAACTTTTTGATATTTCCTATAATTTGTACTGTCTTGTTATTTCCTGTTTTTCTAACTCTATAAGAAACCGGCAAATAAGAATTGCTATATGCATCTGCTTCAGCACCATTTAATAACGGCAAAGGAACCCAACCAGTATCAGTATAGTCGTTACTTATCTTTTCCCATCCTATCCAACCACCAATAGAATCTGAATAACTTTTAATATATAAATCGTTATAACTATAAGAAGAATAATATATTTTTTTATCTCCTGCGGCATTTTCCGTTATATAAACAAATCCTGTAGCATCACTAGGAGAGTTATTACGGTCGTAATTATAGTAAAAACCTGACGGAGTAGCCAATAAATGTTCATTAGCCATTGTATAACCACTGTCAAAAATACCTATCTGACTACCATCATTATTAACTAACTTATATTTTTGCCAATTAGAAAAGTCAGGTAAAGTTGCTTCAGGTCCTGGTGGACCTTGTTCACCTTGTGGACCTTTCTCTCCGGTATCGCCTTTTGGCCCCATTGGGCCTACTGGACCAATCTCTCCATCTCTACCATCTTTTCCAGGAGGGCCTTGAGGACCAGGGTTTCCGTTAACACCATCGATACCATTTAGACCATTCTTTCCGTCTTTACCGTCTTGTCCCGGTATACCTTGTTCTCCTTTATCCCCTTTGGGTCCTTTAAACTTGCTGGCGTTACTATTCAAGTAGTTTTGTAAGTCCGTTGTCAGTTTCGCTTTAAAATCGCCGTTTAAGAGGTCTGTGACGTCCTCTCTTAAAATACCTTTCACAGTATCTTTAACAAGATTGACGCTAACTTCTTTTGCGATTTTATTTTCCACACCACTGTCTAAAATGTTAAAACTGAAGTTCGCTACGTGGACGCTCTCATGCTCTGATTCTAAAAATAACTTAGCACTGACTTGGCCAATATGTTTAATGACGTTTTTCGGAATGTCGTATTGGATTAAGCCAATGACGGGGTTAATCACTTTATACGATTCATCAATAAACACACTGCCGTCTTGCATGAATAAATCAAGTTTCGGTGTCAGTTTGGTTTTGTTTAAGTCGAGTGGCTCATTATTCCACTTAATAAAGATTCTAATAGATGCCGTATTTTCATCTTCTGAATAAAAATTTGCGCCTATATCGCCCACGTTGATGTTACTGACGTTCACGTTAGTATAGACGTCTTTGGTTTTATAAATTGCCATTGATTTACCACCTCTTTTTTTTATAAAAATAAGGACCACCCACTGCCAGTGGATAGTCCCGCTTCATTATTTAAAAATTGTTTTGAGTATCTCGAAAAATGGGTGAATCACGTAAGCAATACCGCCGCCACCGATCATAATGCTAAAGGCTTTAAGTAGAAATTCTTTATTCTCTTTACCTTTAGCACTTGCTTCAGCTTGGTTCTTTTCGATATACCCCTTAAAATTTTGTGTATCTTCCTCTAGGTCATTCACATTATTTTCTAAGTTAGCGATTCTAAGATTTTGTTTGTTTAAGTGTTCGTTCGTGTTTCTTTGTTCTTGCGCTAACTCTTTCTGACTGGCATTCATTTCTTTATTGGTCTCAATGACTTGCTTAAGCATCGGTTTAAGCTCTGCGATAATCAACGATAAATTGTTGTAATTTTGAGTGTGTTTTTCGTCAACTTCACGTATCCGTTTTTGCAAATCTTCTCGGTCTTTATAATAGCTTGCAGGTAACTGCATTTTATCGTTTGCGATAGAACAACACTCCAAAATACGCATAACCACCATAACCCATGCTCATTACAAAAAATGTAGCAGGTGATAACCAATTTAAAGCGTTGTTCATACCAGCCAAAGTAATAATAAAGAAAAAGATAGCACAAATAATACCGCCAATAATTATTGCTACACTAAAAATGTTATTCACTTTACGATACGGTAAAGCAATGGCAACAATGATTAAACATAACCCACCGATAAAGAAAGGCACGCCCCAAAACGTTAGATTTACCATTTCGTGCATGCTTTTATAAAGTGGGCTATCTTGTGATTGTTCTTCTGAAGAAATAATCCAGAAAAAACCACGAATCGTTGCGGTTAATCCCATTAAAAAAAGCGATATGACATTAATATATTCCATATCACTCATTTTATTATCGCCATTTTTGATTGAATTCGGCATTTACTAACCCTCCTTTATTCAATAAAACTAAACTCACCGTAAATGTACGAATCTTTATCTGATGTCCATTTGCTTGTGTCTGTAATCCATACTTTTAAATCGCCGCTTGGGTCTAGTACCACTTGCGCGCCACCTGCATTGGTAGGCACGGCACGGACAAATGCCGTGTGGGTATTCGATGCAAAGTCTTTAGGTAATGTGGCGATAACTGTGCCTGTCTTGAATGTGTCGGCGTTGATACGTACAAACTTTTTAGTGTACGTATTATATTTAATGGTACGGTATGCACAATCAAAACCATTTTGGCCACTTAATTTATAGTGTTTGTTTTTGACTGCCCCGTTTTTTGTATCAAACTCAACCCAGCCTGAATCTGTCGGTGCAACTTCGTTCAGTTTATCTCTTAGAGCTTGTAAATCATTGGTGTAATCCGCATTTTTCACAAAGCCTTCATTTGCTAAGATATTTTCAATGTTTGTAACCTCTGTGCGTAATTGCTTAAGATAGTTATCACCTTTGGTCGTAATATCTGTAGTATTGTCTTCTGCTTGATTACGTATCGTGTTTAATGCGGCATTCAAGCTGTTTTGAATATCTTTTAAACCTTTGTTGCTTAAATCACTGATATTTTTTTGCCCTTTATTGACCTCTGTTTTAACTTTGGTCACACCGTAATCTGATGCGGTTTGAACTTTTAAAAGATAAGCATCTAAATCGCCTAAGTTTTTCTCAATGTCTGAGACTTTATCACTAATTTGTTTTTTAAGTTCATCAAACATCTTAATATAACTTATTTTTGTACCGCCATTTAACTTATTAATGCGTGCATTACGTACGTCAAAACTAAATTCAGTTAACACCGCTGTATCGGATTTACGGGCATCCACACTATTGTTTTTGTTGACTGTAATATATATTTGCCCTGTTACTGTTGTGTCTGTGGCAGCCTGTAAAAACTCAATCGGTATATCAACCTGCACGATACCGTTCATGGGGTCGATATATTCAACATCTTCCACAAGTTCATTTGAACCATTGTCCGATTCTAAATAAATATAGGTTTCGGCGTTTTCTTTACTAACCAACAATGGATGATTATTTTTAGTTACGTAAAAGAGAAGTGAAGCAGTATTATCATCTAAATTATAAAAACCAATACCCTCATCAGATATTGGTTTCAAATATGGCTCATCTTTAACTTCAATGCGACCGATTTTCTTTAATTCCATTGTTATTTTCCCTCCTAATGCGTAATATCATTACGTACATCATCATCATATATTGTGTTTGGATAAATCTGAGTGAACGTGTCTTCTTTCAAGTTACCGTGTGTGCCAGATTTAAGCACTTGGACTGAGTTAGCTGAATGTGACGGTGTAAATTTCACAAACAATTTGATTTGTTTGATTGTAACGATACCCTCGCCACCTTTACGAATATCAATCAGTGGGAGTATTTCGTTTGTACGCGGTACGCCTTTTTCTGTAGTAGTTGACATCTGTACACCAGCCGCAGCATACACAGGGAATGTGGTATTTCCTTTGTTAAGCATGTGTTCAATCGTAAATAAGTTACGTTCTAGTGTTTTCGTAGAATTAAAGTATGGATGATAATTCTGCACAATATTCGGATTCACACCCACTTTTACATCACGGTCAACGTTAACCGTGACGAAACCGTACATCTCAACAAAACCATTTGCTAACGTTTTAAATTTTTGTTGAGACATCAATATACGTTGCCACTCGTTACGCTCTTTACGTAATGTGACATCTTGGGCGCCTTTGCCACTAAATTTATCATCATAAATAAACACTTTTAAAAGTGGGTCATCTGAAGTTTGACCTGCTTGTGTTGATTTAAGTTGTGCCATTCTAAATACAACGTTACCAATCCAACGTGTAGAGCGCTTCATTTCAACGGCACTCTTACGTTCGCCCAAGCGTCCTTCGTTCAATTCTGATAAGTAACTAGTCACTTTCATTTTAATCGCAACCCAGTTACTGAATGAGCTTAAAGTTGATGAACCCCATACGACATAATCACCTTTGTTTTTAAGTGAGTTAATGAGATTCGTCATATTATTATTCTCTTGGTTGGCCCAGCGCGGATAGAATAAGCAATAATCATTTTTAACTGAAATAATATCGTGTAAATCTAGATGTGCCGTTAAGTTGTCGATACTTTGGAGTAAGTTTTTCATATTCTGTGCTTCCGCTTCACTGAATGGTGCAGTCCCTTTGTAATTTGGTTTAGATGGGTCTAAACTTTTACCTGCTTTCCAGTTGTAATCAAAGTTACGGTTTAAGTCTACGTTGTGGACGTTTTCTCTTTCTTGATTTGCAAATCCCCACGGGTTAACCATAGGCACAAAAATAAGACGCACGTTCTTACGCAGATATGTGAGTTGTGGGTATTTTTCCCAATGATTGACTAACATATCTAGAATGTGCGTCATTGAAAAGAAACCTGTCGTTTCATTACCATGAATACAAGCTGTCACAAGTAATGTTTTATTATAGTTTTCAGGTTCAAACGTATATTTATATACATTGTATGTGTCTGATTCATCACGACCAATAACTTGCTTTGTTACATACTCATCATCCACGAGCGGATTGATGAATGCATCTAGATGCGCCTCAGGGTCCCAATTTAAAGGTGTCCCATTTTCACCGAGTTTGTTACTTGTAATTGCAGGGGGCTCCCAAATAAAATCAACGGAACCCTGAGAGTTAACCTCTCTTTCAAGTTTACTATTTAAGCCCAAGTAGTCATACACAAGTCTATCTTGTAAGAGTGGATGCACTGTACCGTCCACTGACACTCTTGCTTGTTTCGTTTCAGCTTGACCGTCACCATTAGCACCTAACACTAAACCGTCAATTTCTCCGTATAAAAAGTCTAAATACGCCGATACGTTTGTACTACGATAGTCTATCTGTATTGCTTTGTGGGCATGGGCGTCTGTCGTTTGGTGTGTTTGAAAATTGGTTTGTAACGTATTGTAGTAATCTAAGATGACTCTAAAGTTACTAATCATTTTCGTTCTAAACGAATGACCAATTTGTATTGGAAAATCAAGTGTTAATATCATCTATTTATCATCCTTTCGCTTCCAGTATTTTTAGTTGATTCTAAAGCTTCAACTCTATTTTTTAATGCCATATTTTCATCTCTGAGTGATGAAATCATGTCTTTCATATTATCTATATCGTCTAAAACATCATCCATACCAATAACACCACTTACATGAGTTACTGGAAAAAACCTTTCGCGCGTCTGGGTATCTCTGATATATTTAATCATTATTTCTTTACTCATCAACTAGCACGCTCCCTACAATATCATCATAATCATCAATCAATGCATCTATTCGGTCATCAGAAGTCGATGTTTTAAACCCTTTTTTCATTAGATTATTTACATTCTTGATTCTCTGATTCATTTGTTGTTGCCATTTAATAATATCTTTTTTAGAATTGCTAAATGATATTTCAGAAGGTTGTTGCATTAGCGGATGATTTTCAGTTATTTTTACTACTTTTAAATCGGTGTTAATGCCTAGTGGTTTGTTTACAAAACGAATAATGTGATTTTCTTTTATTTTTCCTGGTTTGATAATTTGGAACTCATTATCAAAATCGCCTATATAATTTGTAGTTAATTCAATTGTCGGCTCATCGTTTAATGCTGCTTTTAATTTTTTTAACAGTGTCTTTTTCGTTGTAATGGTATCATCATAAAGCGTCGGTGCTATTTTAGGGTTGTGTTTATCATAATATGGTGATTTATACTCTGCTTCTACATGATAAATATCTTTACCTTTTAAAACTGCGGTTAAGTTAAATACTGTGCTTTTCTTTGTCCCAACATACATACATGGATTAGATTTTTTATAATTTACACCATCACGTTTACTTTTGAAAACAACTTTTACTGTATGTTTGCCTTTAGGTAAGCTGTTTGCAAGTACAATTCGTTTAGTTTCTGCATTTTTACTATAACAACTGTATTCCCCTTTACTTTTACCGTCTAAAAATATTTCAACATTGCCACCTTTAGACATCTTTTTAAGATTCCATATAAGGGACTCATTGCCCCATTTGGCATTTAACGTTGCTGAATAACTGTCTCCGATGTTTTCTGTTTTCCACGTACCTTCTTTTATGAATTTCCCACTAAATGTTAAGTCATCAGGTTTAAACGGTGTGTAGTTTTTGGTTTCTTTCTCAGTTTTCTTTTTGCCATAACCTTTAATGTAGGTACGTTGTTCTGTGGTGGTTGTTGTGACATCTACCATACTGTTATTGTATTTGTAGATTAATACTTCATCAGAATGTTCATAAAAATATGAGGGTCCGTAAAAGATAAACTTTTTATTGTTAGCAAAGAAAATATAACCGTAATGTTCTACACCTTCCATAATAGCTTCTAAACCATTTTTATCAGCAAAATCATCGATGGCTACTTTTTTCGTAAATTTTCCTTTTACTTCATAATGAAATCCTTGCTGATTTCCTTTGAATACTTTCTTTAAATATTCCCTTAAAGTAAGTTTATATCCTTTGTCATCTTCTGAACTACTGCTTTTATCATCGTCGTCAGACGTAGGTATATCATTAAGTTGTTCGTTCGATATATCTTTATTAATATTGTGATTTTGAAATTCCATTGAAATATGTTTAGCAACAACTTCATTCATCACTCTACCCTCTTCGTATTTTAACGAAGTGGATTTAATGACATAGATTTGTCCTTTCCATATCAATAAATTTTCATTGATAAAGCAATCAAATATATCCGCATCTTCAGTTGATTTATAAACAGTAAGAGATAAAGCGCGTTCGTTGTTTTGTTCATAATCATATTTGAAAGTATCAAACATCATATCTACAACTATCTCGCCGAAAGTCTGTTCTTTATTCATTACAACTAAATTGTCCACGCTTTTACCTCCTATCTATAAATATAATTAAAGATGAATTCTGTTTTGGGACTAATTGTTACATCTCTACCATCAATAACCATTCGGTTATGTCCAGGGCGTAAAGTTAAATATTCATAATTAGTATTTATCCCGACACGTTTACCATTAATATATGGATGTACGCCAATTATATTAATCGTTGTTTTATGTTTTAATGGCTTTTTATATTCAAACACATCACCCGTATCGATGTTTTTTAACTTAAAACCGTACGGCGCTGTAATTCGAATATTAATATTTAATTTGTGTCTTAATAATGGGTTAATCGTATCACTAGACCCATTATATATATCAAACACTTTTTTATTATTTTTATATTTAATTTCTTCACTCAATACGCCCGCTTCAAACTGCCACGTTTCATCAGACAAACTAAACTCTGATGTATCTTTAAGTGATTCTGAATACCCTTTATAAACACTAAATGTCATTTCGAATAATGCGGCGGAGTAGTTTAAATACGTTGGATTAATATCTGGATTTTTAACTGCAAATTTCATTCCTGGAAAGTCAGAACAAACAATATAATATGGGACACGTTTAAAAAACAAGCGTCTTAATTTTTGTTCTAATAAATTTACATCATCAAAATCATAACCATCAAAACCACAACGAATTAAAATAGGGAAAGGTGCAAATGTGGTTACACCTGCTAACTCACCATCTACACCTTTAACTTGTACTGCTTCATCTGTTGTTTTTGGAAATTCTGGTTTGGCATCTAAAAAGATAAAGTTATCAACTTCATCCGTCACGTTAATCGTTTCGTCAGGGGTTATAATTTTTAACCATTTATCTTGCGTCATGTTGTATCACCCCAATTATATTTTTGGAATCTCATTTTATCACCTTGTATATCTGATATAAGTTGAGCCGCTGCTTTAGGGTCACTCGTTGTATCTTGTCCTTTAACTAAGTGTACAATGGCCTGTGTCAATCGGTTGTTTTGGTCTGATAGCATTACCATTTTTTGTAATAACTTTTCAATCGTTGAATTATCATTATTAACCGTCACATCTGTTGATCCTGTATCCATTCCAACATAGCGCATAGC